CGCCTGAGGCGCTCGCGGAGATTGTGGTCACGACGATCAAGGCCGCCCTCGCGCCCGTCCGCGCCGATCTGGCCCGGCTCGAGGGCACGCTGGCGGCGCTCGAAGCCCGGCCGCTCGTCCCCGGTCCGCCTGGCCGGGATGGCCGAGACGGGGCCGCCGGGGCCGATGGGGCCCACGGCGCGGACGGGCTCGGGTTCGATCAGTTGAGCGCCACCTACCAGGGCGATCGCACGCTCGCGCTCACGTTCACGACCGGCACGGCCGCCAAGACGATCCCGATCGTCCTGACGGGGCTCCCCGTGTGGCAAGGGACCTATGTCGCCAACGCGACCTATGAGCCCGGCGACCTGGTGAATTGGGGCGGCTCGACGTGGATCTGCAAGGCGTGCCCGCCGGGGAAACCGGGCGAGGGCGCCACGGGCTGGCAATTGATGGTCAAGCGCGGGCGTGACGGGCGCGACGGGAAGGCGTGACCATGGCCGGCCTGATCACGCTCGCCGTCGCGAAAGGGCATCTCCGGATCACGGATACGGATCACGACGTGGATGTGCAGTTGAAACTCGACCAGGCCGAAGCGGCGATCCTCGATTATCTCAAGCCGGCGCGGACCGGAGAGGTCCGACCCGAGTGGCCGTGGACGACCGCGACGCTGCCGGCGCCGGTCCAGGCGGCCATGCTCGTCCTGCTCCGGTACCTGTACGACGCGGAGCGCGGCGACGAACCGTCGGCCACGGATCCGGACACGGTCTGGCGGGTGATCAGTAACCTCGTCATTCGGTATCGGGACCAGGCGATCGCATGACGACGCCTGTCGGCCACTATCGGCATCTCGTCTCGCTGGTCCAACCGGGGCCGCCCACGCCGGATCCCGACGGCGGCTGGGGCGAGACCTGGGTCCCCCTCACGCCGGCGACCTGGCACTGCGCGATCCAGGCGGCCAGCTTGCGGGATCTGCAGCGCCTCAGCGGCGGCGTCCTGTCCACGACGGCGACGCATGTGCTCCGCGGGCGCTATCACGCGCAGCTCACCCGCGCGGCGCGGATCCAGTTTGGCGATCGGGTGTTTGACGTCGAAAGCGTGCACGACCTCGAGGAGCGCCAGATCGAGCACGAAGTGATCGCGCATGAACAGCTCGGCGCGCCGGCCGTCGCGCCGCCGCCGCCGACGACCCTGGCCTACCACGACCTGGTCGTCCAGGATGGCGCGACCCATTACTGGCGGCTCGGCGACCTCGGGGGGACGATCGCGATCGATAGCGTCGGGTACGCCCACGGCACGATCGGCGGCGGCGTCACGCTGAATCAGCCGGGGGCGGTTGGGGGCAGCGGCCCGGCGATGACGTTCGACGGGACGACCGGCAAGATTGTCACGACGCCGGTCCCCGTCACCGCGCCGCTGACCTGTTCCGTCGAAGCGTGGATCACGTGCGCTAATGTCGATGACCAAAATTTTCGGGTCATCGTCACGAATCGGGACCTGACGCCCGAAGCAGCCGTCTTCGTCGCGGTCAGTGACAACAAGGTGTACGTGTACTGCGCCCCGGCCGCGCTGATTAGTAACCGGTCGGTCACGGATGGGCACTGGCACCATGTCGTGTTCGTGTCGGATGGCACCAGCGGTTGGGTCTATCTGGATGGCGTGTTGGATAACACGAATCCGTCGTTAGCGCGGGGGGTGACGTCCCATCCGGTCGGCATCGGCTACGACATCAAGAGCAACGGCTACTATTTCCCCGGGTCGCTGGATGACGTCGCGCTCTATCCGCGCGCGCTGAGCGCGGCCGAGATCCTCCATCACTATCAGGTCGCGACGGGGGCGTGATGCCGGCGACCTTGCGGATTGACGGCCTCGACGAGGAGCTGGACGCCCTGACGGCGCTCCCGACGACCTTGCGCGACCAGGCGGCGCCGTTGGTGCGGGCCACGGCGGACCAGGCGGAAGCGACGATCCGCGCGGCGTATCCCGTCGTGTCGGGCGAGCTGCGGGACAGTCTGCACCAGGAGACCGTCGAGACGCCGGCCGGCATCAAGGTCCGGCTGATCAACGATGCGCCGCAGGCGATCTGGTACGAGTACGGGACCGTGTTTCGGCACACGTCGCTCGGGTACGCCCGCGGCCGGATGCCGGCCGCGAAGGTGTTCGTGCCGGAAGTGATGCGCGACCGCCGCGCGCTGCTCGACGATCTGATCCCGGTCGTCGAAGCGGAAGGGCTGAAAGTCCGTGGCCAGTGATGCGGGCGCGGTGGATGCGGCCGTGATGGCCGCCTTGCGGGCGGATAGTGCCTTGATGGCGCGCTGTCCCGACGGCGTGTTCTATGGCGTGGCCCGGCCGGGCGCCGCGGCGTGCGTGATTGTCGATCGGTTCGATCACGTCGTGAATGCGAATCTCTTCTCGCCCGCCGGGGACGAGACCTTTACGTACGTCGTGACGGCCGTGCTCCCCGACACGGATGCGACCGCGGCCCGCGAGGCCGCCCTGCGGATCCGAACCGTGCTGGACGGCAACGAGACGCTCACGATCGCCGGCTATGCGTTGCAGCGGCCCGTGCGGGAAGAACAGAGTCTGCGCTGGCCGGAACCGAACCCGGGCAACATCGATCAGTTTGTGCAACATTGGGGCGGGCATTATTCGCTGGACGTTTCACGGCTCACGTAACCGAGGGAGAACGGTATGCGCTATCACGGCAAAAAGGGCTCGGTCAAACTCGGCGGCACGGTCGTCCTGAGCCTCAATAGTTGGACGTATGACGCCGCCACGGATAAGGCCGACGTCACCTGTTTCGGCGACACGAACAAGCAGTACGTGTCGGGCCTGCCCGACGTCAAAGGCACGCTCGCCGGCCAGTTTGATGACCTCGAGCCGGATCTCTTCGCGGCCGCCGAAGGCGGCGTCCCGGTCTTGCTCGATCTCATCCCCGTCTCGACGGTGACGGGCAAGCACTGGTCCGGCCAGGCGTACGTCGACGCCAGTATCTCGTGCCCCGCCAACAGCTCGATCACGGTCTCGGGCAACTGGGTCGCCGCCGGGCCGTGGACGCGGACGTGGACGGTCGTCACGGCGACGGGCGCCACGGCGGGCGCGCCGGGCACGTTCACGCCGGCGGGCGCGGATGCGCCGGCCAACCTGGCCGCCATGACGGGCATCACGGCGAGTCCCAACACGGCGTGGACCCAGGGGCAGTACGTCACGCTCGCCGATGCGAGCGCGGCGAACTGGAGCGGCACGGCCTGGGTCGCCGGGATTCATGCGTGAATACGCTGAGCCTGCGCGGCGACGGCGCCCGGATTTGTTGGGGGTATCAGGTCGCCGTCACGGTGGGCGCCTGGACGGTGCAGGTCGCGCCGCCGCCCGCGCCCGGCCCGTGGATCTTTGAGGGCGCCGTCGAGACGTGTGCCGTCGTCGCGGCCCGGCAAGCGCCGCTGACGCTCGTCATTCCCCGGCCGCACGGGAGCTGGCGCTGGCCGGTCCGCTCCCTGACGATCACCAATGGCGCGGTCACGGCCGTGCTCGGCCCGAAGGAGACGTCGTCGCATGTCCCGATTCGTCCGGCCGGAAACGGTCAAGCTGGATCTCAGTCAGGGTGACTGGCTGCTCGTTAAGAAACGGCTGACCGCCGGCGAGCAACGCCACGCCTTCGCGCGGATCGTCAAGCGGATGGAGCTGGGCGAGAAAACCCAGATCGATCCGGAGGCGACGGGGCTCGCCTCCATGGTCGCCTATCTGCTCGACTGGTCGCTCTGTGATGAGAGCGGCGCGGGGGTCCCGATTCGGGACCAGCCGGCCTCGCTAGTCGAAGCCGCGCTGCTCGCGCTCGATCCGGAGAGTTTCCGCGAAATCCACGACGCCATCCAGGCCCATGCCGATCGCGAGCGGGCGCTCCTCGACGACGAAAAAAAAAGGACGGTTGGCGCGACGGGATCGTGAGCGATCTCCGCGTCTGCCGGGTCATGGGGTGGACGTATGACGAGCTGCTGGCCCTCCCGCATGAGGTCTATGCCGTGTTGATCGAGACCTTGAACGCCGAGAGTCGCCGCCGCGAGCGAGACTGAGCCATGGCCCTCACCGGCACCTTCGACGCCGATTTCTCCGCCTTTTACGACGCCGTCGATCTCGCGAAATCAAAGCTCCGCGACATGGCCGGGGTCGCCGGGTCGACGGCGGACGAACTCGCCCAGATTCTCGACAAAGACGCGCCGGAGCAGATGCACGAACTCGCCGACGCGACGGACGAGGTCGCGCACGCGAACCAAGGCGCCAGCGTGTCCATGGGGGAGATGGTCGCGGCGTACGTGTCGGCCGAAGCCATCATCGGCGCGGTCACCGCCGCCTTTACGGCCCTGGTCGATGTCGTGAAGGAATCGATCACGTCGGCCTCGGACGCCGAACAGGCGCAGACGGGCCTCGAGGGCGCCCTGCGCGCGCAAGGCACGGCCGTCCCGTCCGTCATCGCGGCCTATCAGGAGTACGCGACGGCGCTGCAACTCACGACGCGGTATTCCGATGATGCCGTGGTCGCGGCGGAGAAGATCCTCGTCCAGATCGGCGGCGTCATGCCGCGCGACATGGAACGGGCGCTGAAGGCGACGACGGATCTCGCCGCGGGGCTCGGGGTCGATCTCGCCTCCGCGGCGACGATGGTCGCGAAAGCGGCCGAAGGCCAGACGACGTCGCTGCAGAAGGCGGGGGTCCAGATCGAGACGACGAAAGGCCAGACCGCCAGCTTTACGACCGTGCTCGACACGATCACGAGCAAGTTCGGCGACCAGGCGACGTTGATGGCCGGCACCTACGCGGGCGCGCTCGACCAGACGGCGAACGCCTGGGACAATCTGCTCGAGTCGGTCGGCCGCACGATCACCGAAAACGAAACGGTCAAGACCGCCCTGGCGGGGATCAACAGCCTCCTCACGACGAATACCGGCGAACTCAATCAGAACGCGACCGCGAATCGCCTCGTGTCCGAGGCCGTGATCCTCGTCGCGAAGGGGTTCAGCCTGGCCGTCGAAGGGATCGACCTGTTCCAGAAGGAACTCCGCGACGCGCGCATGCTGACCGACTCGGTGAGTCTCGGGCTGGTGCACTTCTACGAGCTGCTGCAGAAGATCGAGATCGCGACGCAAACGCCGATCGCGCTGCTCGGCGGCGAAGCGGCGAAACAACGGGTCCGCGAAGCCGGCGAGGCCCTCGAATGGGCCGGCGGCGCGGCGCAGGGCTTGCGGGACCACATGGCCGAGACGGATTCGACCAGTCAGGCCCTGAGCAGTACCCTGCAGGGCTTCCGCGGGAAGCTCGACGGGCTCATTACGCAGCTCGAGGCGACGAAAGGCCAGGTCGCCGCCGTGACGACGGCGCAGGCGGAGGCCACGGGCGTCTGGGATCGCCAGACGGGCGCGATCAGCGCGCAGACGATGGCCGCTCAGGAACATGCGATGGCCCTGGAGGGCGTGTCGAAGGGCATGTTCCAGATCGACGCCCAGGCGACGGCGCTGGCCAAGAGCCTGGACGCCAACGTGATGGCCGAAGTCAAAGCGCGCAGCGACGCGGAGGCCGCGTTTTGGAAAATGCACGACGCCGAAGAGCAGGCCATGATCGCGGCGAGCACGACGGCGCAGCAGACCGTGACCGATGTGCAGCAGATCGACGGGGCGGTCACGACCTTGACGGGCACCTTCGAGGCGGCGGGGACGAGCTACGCGGACATGCTGTCGGCCCAGCGGGCGCTCACGCAGGACTGGATCACCTACGCCTATGGCGCCCCGGGGTCCGTGCCCCGGGGGACGCTGGGGCAAAGCTTTTTTGTCGATCCGTCGACCGGCGCGATTCAGCCGCGGGCCGCGGGGGGCCCCGTGTCGGCGGGTTCGTCCTACCTGGTCGGGGAACGGGGGCCGGAACTCTTCGTCCCCGGGGCCAGCGGATCGATTCTGCCCAGCGCCGGCGGCGTCGTGGTCCAGGCCGGCGCGATCGTCATGAACTATCCGATCGTCAATAACCCGCAAGCCCTCGACCAACTCGCGCGGACGGTCGGCGACGCCCTCCTCACCAAGCTCACCCGCGCCGGCGCGCGCCTATGACGCCCGGCGACCCGACGGCGCTCGGCATTTCTGGCGCCGACCCGGCCGTCACCGGGGCCCGGGCCGGCCAGGCGCGCGCCGGCGCGAGCCGATCGGCGTACACGATTGCGGCCGCGGCGCCGCCGGTCCTGACGTCCATCGCGCCGACGAGCAAGACGGTCGGCGACCCGACCTTTACCCTGACGGCGACCGGGAGCAATTTCGACACCGGGGCCGTGCTGCTGTTTGGCGGCACGACGCTCACCACGACGCGCGTGTCGGCGACCCAACTCACGGCGCCGGTGACGGTGTCGGCGACGGGATCGGGCGGCACGATCAATGTCGTCGTCCGCAACGGGTCCGGCGTCGTCAGCGCGGCGAAACCGTTCACGCTCAATGCGCCCGCGCCGCCGGTCCTGACATCGATCGCGCCGACGAGCAAGACGGTCGGCGACGCCACGTTTACCCTGACGGCGACGGGCAGCAATTTCGACACCGGCGCTGTGCTGCTGTTGGGCGGCACGGCACTCACCACGACGCGCGTGTCGGCGACCCAGCTCACGGCGCCGGTCACGCCGCCAGCGACGGGCGGGGGCGCGAGCATTCCGGTCGTCGTGCGGAATGGCACGCTCGCCCAAAGCGCGGCGCAGACCTTTACGCTCAACGCGCCGCCGGCGCCGGTGCTCACGACGATCGCGCCGACGGCCGCCAACCTGGGCGACCCGACGTTTCCGTTGACGGCGACCGGGAGCGGCTTCGACGCCGGCGCCGTGATGGTCTGGAATGACGCCGCGCTCCCGACGACCCGGATCTCGCCGACCCAACTGACCGCGACGATCGACCTGGCCGGCGCAACAGCGGGCACGATCCCCGTCGTCGTGCGCAATGGCACGCTCGCCGACAGCGCGCCGCAAGCCTTTGTCATCAACCCGGCGCCGGTGCCGGTGCTCACGTCGATCCTGCCGACCGAGGGCAACGTGGGCGACGCGTTTGTGCTCCTGGCGTACGGCTCGAGTTTTGAGCCCAACGCCGTGCTTGTCTGGGGCGGCGCTGCGCTCGTGACGACGCGCGTGTCGGCCAGCGAGCTGCGCGCGAGTGTCGACCTCGCCGGCGCGACCGCCGGGACCGTGTCGGTCGTGGTGCGCAACCCGGCCGGGACGACCAGCGCCTCGCAATCGTTCGTGATCCACGAGGCCGTCATCCCGGGCCAACGGCTGCCGGTGATTGTGATCGACGGGATCGTGACCGGCGCCGGCGCGTCACGCCGCGTGCTGTACGCCACGCTCACGATTCACGACCAATTGAACGAAGTCCCGAATACGTGCACGTTCACGGTGCAGGGCGATCGGCCCATGGAAGGCGCCGACCTCGTCATGGCGTACAGCTCGGCGAGCAACATGACGCGCCTGTTCGCCGGCACGATTGTGCGTGTGACGCAGGTGTACGTCGTCGCCAAGCCGGCGAATGTGTTGTGGCAGGTCGAAGGGATCGACTACACCTGGGAATTGAACCGGCGGCTCGTCGTCGCGAAGTACACCAACCAATCGGCGAGCGCGATTGCCGCCGACCTCATCACGACCTGGGCGCCGGCCGGCTTCACGACGGCGATCGAGGCCGGCTTGCCGGTGCTCGATGACATTAGTTTTACCAACACGCCGCTGATGGACGCGATGACGCAGCTCGCGACCCGGATCGGCGGCTATGCGAGCTGTGACTACTTCAAGGCGATCGGGCTCTGGATTACGCCGCCCGGCACGCCGCCCGCGGCGCTCACGCCGACGCATCCCAGCTTGCAGGAGTTTCAGGTCACGCGGGATCTCTCGCAAGTCGTGACACGGGCGCTGGTCGAAGGCGGCGGCGTGAATAGCCTGGCCCTCGTCCCGCCGGGCGAAACGCGGCTGCCCGTGGACGACAGCATCTGGTATCCGCCCAGTGGGCGCGTCGCCAGCGGGCCGCAACGACTCACGTATAGCAGCGTGGTCCCGGGCGGCGGCGGCGCGATCGTGGGGCCCGGCGTGGCGCCGGGGGCGGCCCCCGCGGCCGCCTGTGTGGCGGGCGGGACGCTCGGCGCAGGCACGTACAAGTACGCCTATACCTGGGTCACGGCCGCCGGGGAAACGCTCGCGTCCCCCGCGTCGGCCGCCCTGCCCACGGGCCCGATTCCCAACCCCACGATCCAACCGTCGTGCACTGGGACCACGGGCGGCAGTATTCCGCCCAGTTACATGTACGCCGTGTACTACGGGTACTCCACCGATGGCAGTGGCGCCATGCCGCCGGCGGATCACACGACGTTGCAGGGGGCGTCCGTGAGCCTGGGGCCGACCAGCACGGCGATCAACGCGGCGAATGTGCGGTACTCGGCCGACCCGCGGGTCAAAGCGATCGTGGTCGCGCGGACCCTCCCCGC